AACTCACCAACGCCACGCATCAAAGGACTGGTTGCGCCAGCAGCGAGCGTTTTACCTGCCGCAGCCATACCACCAGCACCACCAGCACCAGCAGCCGCAGTTTGAACAACGCGCTCGGCAGCCGATCTAGCTTCAGGAACGCCAACACGGGTCAGCAAGTCCTCAAGCGCATCTGTTGGAAGTGTATATTTCGTGCCGAATAGACTATTGATAGAGCCAACAATCGGGTCACCAAGCACGCCAGCAATGGTAGCCGCACCTGCGCCAGCAATCGCGCCAGGAATCGCTCCTACTCCTGCAAACGGGGCTCCAGCCATAGCACCTAGTGCAGCACCAGCCGCAGGAAGAGCCAAGCCACGAGTAGCTGCACCAGTCAAACCACCCAAAGTGGTCTCAGGTTCCATTTGACTTTCAGCCCATTGCTCAGGAGAGATCGGTGCTTCAACAGTTACAGTCGCACCTTCAATAGGCTGACCAAATTCGTCAACAGCCTGCTCCTCACCAGTCATAGGCAACTGGGGAGGTGTTACTTCACCGCCTTGGGATTTCAGCCACTCTTCTGGACTCATTTTGCCCCCACTGCTTGTTTGTACGATTTCCACTGTTGGTCAGTGAAATTTGCTGGTCTGCTATACGTCTTGCCGTTAACTGTAACAGTTTCGGGTGCTCCACCTTCACCTTTGTACTCTTCAATGTAATCAAGCCAATCGCCAACGTTATTGCCAGGCTTAGATAGGAACTTGGCTTGCTCGGTGAAATAATCGGCCAATTTGCCTTGAGCTGCTTTCTTATTGACAAGCCACTTGCGAAGTTCAGTCTCGCTCATGTTTGTCGGCAACGCGGTCTCAAGAGCCAAGTTCAATTCGCCTTCAGACAAAGCACCAAAAGTAACCGAGCCAATCACGTCCAAACCAAGTCGGTTTTGAATGTTCTTTAGCTCAATCGTAGAGGCTTTCCAGTTCGGGAACTTGCTTGCAATGACACCAGTATTTGCGCCTGCATCCAATGCAGCAATGGCAGCATCAAGGTTTGCAATGTTTGTGCGAACCTTACCGACGGTTTCAAATGCCTTTTGAGCAACTTTTGCACCGCCAGCACCGCCTTCACGCGCTCCGGCACGGACACCTTGAATATCAGCACCAAACAATGCTGCATTTTCAACAGCTTGGGCACGAGCTTGACCAGTTATCTCAGAACCGTCGGCCCCTAGCACTTTGCTTCGACCGCTTTTCGTAACAACTACAACAGTGCCGTCCTCAAGAATCTTGCTTGATTGAACCTCATCACCCGAAGCACGACCTTCTTGCTGAAGTTTCTTCAGGTTTGCTTGAGCCATTTTCTCCGCATATTTTGCATTAATTGCATCAACTTCTGCTTTTGATTCAGCACTTTTAAGTTCAGCCGCTTTTTGAGCCATCAAAAGAGGATGCTCTTTGGCTGTTCTGGCTTCTTTGTTGATGTCGATAACACTACCAACAACATCTTTGCCACCAGGAACACTTGCCAAAAACGTAGCAATACTTGCCTCGGCAGCATCTGGAGATTTTTCAACAAGGCTCGCCCAAGTTTCATAGGCTTTTGCTTGGCCTTCATTCCCACTGTTACGTTCAGCAACAGCACGATCATTCAAAAGTTGAATAGCAATTTCAGGTTGCTTTGCACGGACGGCAGAATAAACCTGACCACCAAAAGTCAACAACCCTTGCTGTTGCTTCTTGTCCTTGCTTTCCCACATACCTAGAGTGACTTTTGCTTGATCTGGAGGTTGAAGCATGGCAAGAGCTTCATAGTCATCAGCAGTTGCATTTGGGTTTCCGTAGATAGCTTGAATACGTTGTTGCAACTCTTGCTGGCGTTGAATTTCAGCTTCACGTTGTTGCTGCTCCTGCAATGCTTTTTGCTCAATAGCACGCATTTGCAAACCAGTTTTGTAACCCTCTAAAGAAGCAGTAAAAGGGTCTGCAACTTGGATTCGATAATCATAAGGCTGTGCCATTTCTGTTCCTTAAAGGACTTGCGTCATTCCACTTGATGTCAGATCAAATACAGGGGCCGCAGTAGTTGAACCAAGGCCGCTGAATAATGACTTTCCAGTCAAGCCGTAATACTGACCCAATCCAGAACTTAAACCACTTAGTGCGCCGCCATAAGCCTGGGCTTGACCAAGTGCGCCAGCCGCTTGAGCTGCGCCAGATTCTCCTAGAAGCGTAGCAATATTTCCAGCAGCCGCAGAGCCAGCAGTACCAACGCCAGCAGCCGATTGCTGACCAAGCGAAGTCAAACCGCCTAGTTTTGTATAACGATTCTCAAGTTCCTGAGCCAGCAAAGCAGGTGCAAATTGTGCAAGTGCTGCTTGGACATTCCCGCCTCGAAGTCCACCAGTAGCAGACGCTTTAGAAAGGATAGATTCCTCACCACTTTTCAAAAGGGCTTGGAATGTAGGCGAGCGACGTACCGCCTCAATCTGAGCTTGCTCTGCGCCAGTAGCACCAAGTCCCAACATAGCCTGTTGAGCTGCCAAAGCAGGAGCACCAGCTTCTGTGTAAGGTTGGAGTAATTTACGGATTTCGTCGAATTGACGACGTTGCTCGGCAACACCAGCCATTGCTGCGGCAGATTGAGCACCAGCCGCCTCTTCTGCTGCGCCAGCCTGCATACTTGAGCCTAGAAGCGTTGCGCCTCCACCAATTAGGGCGGTTATCGGATCAGGCATTGTCAAACTCCTTCATATATTCTTCAAGGGTCTCGCCATATAACTCCATGACAAGATGTGCGTTTTCGTTTGCGACTTTCGCACCGTGACAGATTTGTAAAGCCATCAGCACAACGTCGTAATACCCTGCACGCCAGACGAATGAACGAGCATCAGCTTCACCAGCACGCTCTGCTCGGTCTGAGGCTTGCCACTTCATAATCATCAAAGCGACAACCGGAGCCAGCAACTCGGCGTTTTTCAGATAAAACGAGTTCTGGTTCATCGCAACAAGCGTGTTCCAGATTGTGTTATCAAGGTCGGATCGATCAACTGGGTCGCCGTCTGCCACGTCATCAAAAACTTGGATTGCGTTCCAGAGCATCAAAAGCCACTCTACGGCTGGCGCAGGCAGCAACAAAACTTGTTCAAAGTTCTGTTTGAGTCTGTCAATACCAGTCATTGTCTACCTTTCAAGTGGCGATTAAGCTGCTGGTTGCTTGACAGTCTCAGCGTCTTGATTTTCTCACAAAAAATCATTATGTCAATCAAGAAAGAATTTCCCTGCCAGAGCATCGAATTGTCAATGCAGAGGCAGTTCCTGCAATCGTAGAGATAAACCCATCGGCCTCAAGAGACTGACCAACCAACTCAGGGCAGGTATAGGTCTCGTTCGGTGCAATAGATCGAGTGTCGAGAATCAGGTTAGCAGTACCAGCAGACCCTCCAGAAGTCACCAAGTTGACCGAGAAGGTGGCGTTTGATCCACTGGTATTCGTAACCGTAAACTTATCGATGATCGCCTTGCAGTTGATCGCTGTGTATTGGGTTGTCTGCGTGTTTTCAGCAACCTTTGATGGGATGAGGACTTTGACAAGAACGCTCATGATGATTCCTTACTGTTGGATTTGAGTGACGGACAAGACGATGGCAGGGGCACCAGGTGCAAATGCTGTTGCCGCCACGCTGTCGATTGTCACGTTGACGTTGCTGGATGCAAAAGCAAACTCAATGTAATCGTTGGCAGCCATCGAGACTGACTCGGAAATTGTCGTCGTTCCATATCCGAGGTTGATGGACACGATTCGCGCAGAGTTTGTGATAGCCGTGCCGTTTTTCTTCATCCAAAGCCAAACGTTTTTGGTCGCAATGCCAGTGTCGGTGATCTGGAATGTCGCCTCGAACTGGTAAAGACCAGATTGCGGCACGACAATCCGGCTTGTCGGTGTGCCAATGGTCACGCCGTTGCTGATTTGTGTGTTGTCGAAGGTCAGCAAGTATTCGGTGTTTGTCGCAGCAGGAGACTGATCTGTTGTCTTTGTGAACACGCCGTAATACTTCATCTGCTCAATGGTTGGACGAACGAAGATCACGCCAGCAGTTGCGTCAGAGATCACGCAGGCAGCCAAAGGAATCACATTGTTCGGAACGGTTGGCTTGACGTTTGTAAACGCACCAGCAACCGTTGGGCTTGCGTAAAGGATGTCTCCGGCAGAGAAAGCACTGGTGTCTAAGTCGCGCACAAAGCCCCAAGTGGTGCAGTAACCCTTCTCTCCGCTGTCTGGCAGATCATGCGTCATCACTCCAAGGATATAGAGAGACGGGCTTGAGCCGTCTGCAAGATACGGGGCAACCAACAATGCGTTTGCAGTAGAACCAACGAACCCGACTACGGTTCCATTTGGGATAGTCACGCCAGTCGTGTTGCCAACTCGTGCATATGTTTCCTGCCCGACCTGCTGAACAACGCCGTACTCCATCCCGATCTCAGCCGTTTGATCGGAATCATTCCACCCAATTCGCCTTGTTTGTGAGACAAATGGAGCCGTGTTCAAATCAATGTAATCGGTGACCGTGGAATTGTTGTGTTCGACAACGGGAGCTGTGGCCAGCTGGTCAACCAACTGCGCCAACCGACTAGTCTGAGCAAGAGCTTCGTTTGCAGCAGAATGAGCCGAACCTGCATCAACCTGAATCCCAACTGTATCGGTTGAAGGCGAAATTTCATCAGCAACTTGAAACAATCTTTCAAACTGCTTGATCTGCTCAAAGTTCTTCAGGAACGTTGCAAGCTGGTCACGGGTGAGGTTTAGCTTCTGCGTGGCCATATCAGTACAACAGAGCCTCGATCTGCGCCTCAAGACGAATAAACGAAAGGTGAGCCTGGCTGTCGCCACGGAATCGTTGGATGCGCCAGTTCCTCATGTGCCCTTGCTGGAACCATGCAAGTCGTTTCTTTGTGTTGCCAGTAGTCCCAACTCGGATTGAACGGTCTTGGCTCCATCCTAAACCGTCGACAGAGTAACTCGTAGAAATCATCGGGTCTGTGCCCAAAGCAACCGAGCCGGTCAATGTCACCAGCTCCATCTCTTTGAACAACGCACCTTTACCTTCTGAATAAACGATCAGAGTGCCAAACTCCCAACGGACAATCTGCCCCCAGTGGTGGCCAGTGTCTTGCACCAGATAACCAATGTTTGAGGACTGAGGATCGCCAACGAGCCATTTGTCATAAGCCCAAACAAGATTCCTTGCACGATACTGACTGAATCCAACGGTCGAGGATGTTAGGGTAAACCATACCTGCGTGCCTAATTCAGCAGTAGCAGCAAAGTCATTCACCTGCCAGACAGAACTCTGGTGTATGACTTTGCTGCTACTGCTGAATTAGGCACGCAGGTATGGT